CCGAAACCTTCGAGGTACTTATCGTATTCAATTTCAACTATAGTTTCGTTTTCGTCGACTTGTATGATTTGTTTTGCGTTTTTTAAAAATGTAGTCATGTAATATTATTTTATGTATTAAAGTCTTTAATATTAAATAGTTTCAACTTTAGGAGGTTTTTTAAACTCAAGTTGTGTTTTTAAATTTTTTAAAGTATCTTGTTTCTTTAGTTCTGCTCCCGAACAATCGTGCATTTCTAATAGTATACATCTCGAACAAAACCCTAAATTACAGTATTTGCAGATCATAGGAATACCTTTCTTTTTGCACTTTAAACACGGCATATGTATATAACCTAAGTTAACTTTAATTAATATTTTTTTAAGACAATATGAATGAAGTTTCGTGTTCTATATTAAATAAGAACGGTAAATATAGACCTATTGCTAATAATACCTTTTCGTATTTACTTACGTTAGATGAGTTTCGAAAGGATATAAAGGAAGAGTATCGCCCTTCGTGGGTAAAACTTACAACTATAACTATGATATCGAAGTTTCAAACGAATATAGATATCGAAAAGATGAGAAGACGGTTTCAGCACGAAATTATAGATGGTAAGGCCCGAATTGGTAAAAATTCGTCGAACGGATGGTTATGGAATATAAAATTGTCTCCAAAGGCATTTTATAATCAGATTACACTTGTATATACGGATAGTTTAAGTACAAAATCTATAAAAATATTTCCAAATGGAAGTATTCAAGTTGCAGGGTGTTCTGATTTATTTGATTGTAGAAGAATAATCAGTCAACTTTCGTATATATTTAATACGTTTATGGATGAAAAATGCATTGCACCTATTGAAACGTTTAAGGTCGTTATGATTAATTCTAATTTTAGTTTAAATTATAACATAAACCTTTTGAAAGTGTCGAGATATTTCAGTAATTTCCCAGGTGTATTTAAAGTTTCGTTTGAACCGGATAAGTATTCGGCGGTAAAGATTAAGTTTAAACCGGCGGATGATATGAAAGAGATAACGACAAGTATTTTTGGTACAGGTAAGATTATAATCACAGGCGCAGAAACTTTGAAAGAAGTTGCGTATGCATACAATATTATCAACAATACGATCAATGAAATACCGAACGTCAGGGTATCACCATGTGATATAAATAAGCGAGAATTGTTCGAAGATTTTTCAGGGTACAAAGTCGATAAATTGGTAAATTATCTTAAGGATAAAGGGTTCAAGTCATGGAAGTTGACAACTAAAAATAGACAAATTAATTTCTAATGTAATACTAATATATAAAAATGTCTCAAAGACTTGGTATGGCCGATGGTCGATGCTACACTATTAATAGCTCGAGTCAACTTTACAATAACTATGTCATGAAACAAAATGGTATTTCTTTCGAGGATAACTATTCGTTTCGAAAACTTCTCCAGCAAAAAGGTCCAGAAATTCTGAGACCAAGTCAAGATCAACAAAAAACTCAGTGTGGTTCTTGCGATAAGGCTCTTCTTAAAATGCCAAATATTTACTAAAATAAAAATTACGGTAAATTTCGTTTAATAAATTCTTTAAGTGTTCTAGATAATGACTCAATGTGCTATATGTCTGAACGATGTTCGTCAGACTAGACATAGTAAAACTATACGGTGTGGGCATATTTTTCATTCACATTGTCTAGAAAACTGGAAAAAAAAGGGTAAAGTTACATGTCCCATATGTCGAAAAGTGTTCGATGGAAGCAATTTTAGGGTTCAGATAACTGTATTTAATGATTATGAAGTAACGTCGAATACCGTGTGTTTACATAATGAATTGGTATTAGATGCTCTCGATTTAATATTTAATGTTGAACACGAAGATGATTTAACGAGTGTTCTTGACGACTTTGGGATGAGTATGTCCGACTTTGATCCCGCTATCCTTAACACAGAATGAACTACAATATTTACCATACGATAAACCAGGGTAGTTCCTAGATGCTTTTCTTGGATCTATAATAGCTTTACCTTTAGCGTCTACGAGTAAAGGTCCGGTTGCCCATCCTCTTTTATGACTAAAAACATTTGCTTTGAATTTGAAAAGTTTACCAGGGATGCATTTACCGCATTTCTTAATACGGGCTAAAGGAACTTTAAAAAATTTAGCAATGTTTTCGTGTGTATTTCCTTTTTTCACTTTATACTCGACGTATCCATGTTGTTTATAAAAGTGAAAATCACCCTGTCTAAAGTAATTCCTTTTATTACCAGGTGCTACAAACATCATAACTTTGAAATGTTTATTTTTACATTTTTCACCCGCTTTTGCTAGGTACACTTTTTTAGGATTATCGGCTACAACACGTCTTGGTAAGTCCCTGCAGTGAGTATATGTATGACCGTTTCGTATACCAGCACGTTCACCTGGAATACTTTTTGAACGTCTAAATCCTTCGTAGTCTCCAACTGCATAAGCGTAACAATTATTGTTCCCTATTCCTACAGCACGACCCCATAACCTTTGGGTATATGTAGGTTCGGAACCACTCAGGGGAAGTTTTTTATTCGTGGCATTCCTCATTAATAGTATATCAGAAAATAAAATATTATTAATTAGTAAAATGCTCAGAGATCTCGCTAACGCCAAAAAAATGAACGATGCCTTGACGGAAATTCTTCTTTTCGTTCTCGCTATACTTATTAGTACATTTGTACTTAGATTTGCCTGGAACAGATCGCTTGTGAAACACATCACTGTTCTCAAACCAATTAATACTTTCATGGACGCGTTCATCCTTTCGCTTTCCATGGCTGTTGTTCGTGGTGTGTAAGTTTAAATTTCTTTATAACCAACTATCTCTTCACCTTTTGAATTTTTCATAACTGGAAATCCAGATATATTTTTGCATAGTCCTTTGTTTTTTTCACAATCGACGTATTTATGCGATATACCCTTCTTTTCCAGATATGCTAACTGTTTCTTAGTCCAACCACACCAATTTGTACCGTAAACTGTCCATTCGACATTACTTTCTTTATTATCTTTCTTTTCTGTTTTACTACCTGTGTTCATTAGTATATAAATATCTATGGCGATAAGTGCTAATACCACAAGCATGATTATATACTTATTTTATATATTTTAATTTAATCTCTTGACATATTTTTGCTACAGTTTTACCTTCTGTATTAATATTCATACGTTTAGATAAATTGATAAGTTCTTCTTTTTTATAAGAACTACATTTTCGAGTTCCGACTCTCACGTATCCTTTATTTGACATTGAAACTTTTGGTAATGGTTTTGGTGTTGGTTTTGGTTGAATTCTTACTTTTAAAGCGGGGCGTTTTAATACTTTTTTATTGTTTTTAGATGCAAGTTCCTTTTTAATTTGGTTGAGTGTTTTCTTAACTTTACCACCACCGTGTTTGACTATAATATTTTTTGGTTTAGAAGGTGTACGTTTAATGAGTGTGCTTATATCGAGTGGTATAGGGGTCTTTTTATACGGTGAAAAGTATCTATCGTTAAATATTTTTTTAAACGATGGCAAATCTGGGTGTCCCAGGGGTGATGCTCGTAACCTCCAATCGTGTACCTTGCTAGATTCTTTGTGTAAATATTCTAACGGTAAAATCCGTTCAATGAATTGTACTGCCTCTGAACCATTCCTGATACCATTAATTTTAATATCTGTTCGTATTCCGGATAAAAAGTATTGAACGTCATACATGTTATGTGAACCTCTGTATATACCCACTTCTTTCTTGTACCAAGAGGGATCTTCGTCAATAGGTGGACACTTATAATTTTTTAAAGTGGATAAACCAAAATCACCTATCATAGTTTGTAAACCGATATCGTGAACTTTAAATTGCATGTTAGACGCCTTTATAATTCTGACTCGAGATGGACTTGAAGTGTTTATTAATATATTTTCCGTGTGTAAATCGTGATGTCTAAACGTTGGATATTTCAATTGTGCTCTGTATAAACTGTGTAGAATTTGTATTATAATGGTTCTGAAATGTATAGGTAATAATTTATGTTTGTTTGTTTTTATAAAATCTCGTAAAGTTCCGTTATTTGCATATTGTGTATACATGAACGACATGTTATTACATTTTTCTAATGTAAACGGTTTAACGCCTCCAAAATGTGCCATGCGTTTACCCATTTTATATTCGTGTTCTATGCTTTCATTTTTAACGATTTTTATAGCTATTGGTTTTTTACATTCCTTATCTATACATCCCATGTATACCTGACCCCATTGGCCTTTACCTATTTTTTTCATACCCCGTGTTATATCCGAAGACTTTTCGACGGCGAAAAATGGAGATTTATCTTTTGATACAACAACCTCATTACCGGATGCGTAAAAAACTTTTTCTGGTTTACATCCCATACCCTGTATACTTTTCATGAGATTTTTACCTAAATTAATTTTTTTAGCTTGTGTATTTTTTTTATTTTTTGTTTGTGATGCTATAATCTTTAAATTTCTTTCGTGTATTTCACGTTCCATGTCTATTGTATATTAATATTTTATTCATCAATAAGATCATCCATAATTTCTTCAATTTGTTCTTCAATATAGGCTTCATTTGATTTTTGTAAATCTGGCAACCCTTGGAATGCGAACTTTGGTAAACGTGTTGATTCACCACAAAGAACTTGCGATAACCGAACGCTTACACCAAATTTATTGTCGATAAACCAAATTTGGTTAATTTCGGCGATACACATACATCTTTGACCCTTCTCAATTTGATCAATCTGAATCTGTTCTCTATTTGAATTATATGCTTCTGATATAAATTCACCTTCTTGGTTTGTTTGAACTTTTAACTTGAGTGTATCTGGGTAGGACTCTCTTCCCTGTCTAACAAGAGGTTTATACAGGGCTTCTCGAATTACATTAATATCGTATTTTTTACCAAGCCATTCTGTCGAATTTTCGGCAACTTTATTAAGAATAATTTCGTCTAGTTCTTTTAATTTAATAGCAAGACCCTGAGCCTCTTGATTATCGGTATCGAAAGATAGATCGAGTGAGTATGAAGTTTTGTTCGTATTTTCGTCAGTAAACGCACTTAAACCAAATGGTGAACGCATAAAAGGGAGTTGTAAATAGAGTTTCTTTTTGTTTTCGTGCATAAGAATCACGGATTTACCACCGTTTTTGCCTTTCTTCAATTGACTGAAGATAACAGACGATGGTTCGAATTGGCTGGAAACTTGAATAGTATTGGACATTTTTTGTATATTATATATGATTCCAAACTTTAAGTTATTTTTTTTCTAAGTATACATTAATATAAAATGGGTCAATGCTCATCAGGTGAAAAAAGTTGGCTATTTCCAGATTGTGGATGTGGCTGCAAAGGTAAAAAACAAGAAAAAAAATTTCTTATTTCGTTAATGTCTGCGATGGTTTTCTTTGTGATTGCAAATCCAGATACGTTTCGTCTTACACGTGCTATATTTGGTAAGTGGATATCCAGTCCAACTGGTTGTCCATCGGGTAGAGGTTTGATGTTTCACACTGTTGTTTTCTTACTCGTTGTTTGGGGTATGATGAACGTTAAAAAAGAAGCTTTTGAAATTGAAGGTCCAGCACCCCAACCAGAAGAGGTTGAGGGTCCAGCGCCCCAACCAGAAGAAGTTGAAGAAGAAGTCGAAGAAGTCGAAGAAGTTGCGGCAGGTCCATCTGTACCACCAGCAATGGTTGATATGCCAGATGCTTTACCAGGTATGGTTGAAGAACAGTATGCAACTTTTGATTCTGGTTTGAAATTGGGTTCTATGGATTTAACTGAAGAAACAGATATACCAGCGTCTGCGGAATACGCGAGTGAAGGTGATTCCGGAGATGCCGTGACGTGTGAATGTACTGACGGTAAGAAAATGGTTATGACGGCTTAAAAATCTTCATTAAATTCAATTGAAGTTGAATCTTCATCTATTTTTCCGTAATCTCCCACTCTCTTTTCAAAAAAATTAGTTTTTCCATCCAGTGATATATTCTCCATAAAATCAAAGGGATTTTTCGTGTCCCAGATTTTATCGTGACCACTTTGTTTTAATAATCTATCGGCGACGTATTCGATGTATTCTGACATCTTTTCCGAATTCATACCTATTAAACTGCATGGTAATGCGTCAGTAATAAAGTTTTTTTCGATAGAGACTGCTTCTCTAACAATCTCTTCAATAATTTTTGTATTTGGTTTATGTTTTAACATTTTAAATAATTCAATTGCGAATTCTAAATGTAAACCTTCATCTCTACTTATGAGTTCGTTACTAAAACATAAACCTGGGAGTAATCCTCTCTTTTTTAACCAGAAGATAGCACAAAAGCTTCCGGAAAAGAATATACCCTCGACACATGCAAATGCAATTAATCGTTCGCCAAATGTTCGTTTCCGATCAAACCATTTCATGGCCCAGTTCGCTTTGTTTTCTATACACGGAATTGACTGTATAGCTTCAAAAAGTTGTTTCTTTTCCGATGAACTTCTTATATATTTATCAATAAGTTTACTGTATGTTTCTCCGTGGACCATTTCGTTATGTTCTTGATATGCATAAAACGACCTTGCTTCAGTATATTGAACTTCACTGGCAAAGTTATCGTTTAAGTTTTCAAAAACTATACCGTCCGAACCTGCAAAAAAAGCAAGAATATATTTAATAAAATGCTGTTCGTTTTCACTTAATTGTACCCAGTCATCCATATCTTTCGAAAAGTCAATTTCCTCTGCAGTCCAATTGGACATTTGGGCTTTTTTATACATTGCCCATAGGTTTTCGTGTTCGATTGGAAAAACTGTAAACCTATCTAAAGTTGGTAATAACATTGGTTCGGCATCTTCGAGGTAATCTTGAAAATCAAAATAATTTCCTATAAGTTCTGTATTCATTATAATTTGTGGATATGTGGAAACTGACATTCCGCATCTTTTCTTTAATTCATCTTTATCAATAATTAATTTTTTGTATTCTAATTTGTATTCTTTACATAAATCTACTGCGAGATCGCAGTACTGACATCCTTCTTTTGATAATATCTCTACTCCCATGTGTGCTAATAACTGTAAATATTTTTGTCGTAAAACTTTAGATATGATTAATTTTTCAGATATACAGCCTGGGGAATTAATAAAAGTTTTAGTGAACTTAGAAGAAGATATTGAAGACGAAATGTATGCTAAAGTGAAAGAGAACCACGAAGATTACCTAGTGGTAGCCTATTATTCCGAAACGTCCATGACGTTTAAGGGTGCAAGATTATACGAACTTGAAGATAAGGATGAACTTGTTCAGGCCGTTAATTTATCAGAGCATCACCAAGCGACTGATTATTTTAAAAACGTAAAGGATAATTTGTATTGTATGATAGATGAAATAGACTCTGAAGAAGACAGTGAAATCATAGACGAATCTGATGACGATGGAAGTGATTTAGAAGGGTTTATAGTTTCAGATACTGAAATTGACGGTGTTGTTATACCACCGTCTAATCATGTAATGATAGATAAAGAATGGAATGAATGGAATCCGCGTAGTCCTGGTTCTTTGCGTTATAAACAAATGGTAGATAACATCGAATCGTTAGCAAAAAGTCAAGCAGATGAGTTAAATTTTTAAAACCTAAGTTGGCGAAAACGATGTAAAAATTATTCTTTTTAATATAAATATGGAAGAACTGGCTGCTAATATATGGTCCCAGGTGGATCAAATACTAAAAAAACCAAATGTATCAAGGCCGGTAAATACAAATTTATGTAAACAATGTAAATGTGCTAAAATTATTACAAAAGAAGGATTACCAACGTGTCCAAATTGTGGCTTAATAGATAATATTTATATAGACGATAATCCAGAATGGACGAGTGGTATTTCAGAAGATGGTAGAGTTAATGACCCTTCACGTTGTGGAAACCCTAACGCTAACCCGGAATTATTTTCGGATTCGTGGGGTAAAGGAACTATAATTACTACACAGAGATCTTCAAATTACGAAACTAAACGTATGGCTAAAATAAATTTTCATCAGTCGATGAATCATAAAGATAGATCGTTATTTCATGTTTATAAAGATATAGACGAGTCATGTCATACACTACCCGAATCAGTTTTAAAAGATGCAAAAATGATGTATAAAAAATTTAGTGAGAAAAAACTAACAAGGGGTGCTGTTAGAACTGGTATAAAAGCCAATTGTGTTTTATTTGCGTGTAGAATGTCTAAAATACCTAGAACTACAAAGGAAATTTCAGAAATGTTTTCTGTACATTCAAAAGACGTGAGTAGAACAACACAACTTTTTAAAGAAACTTTACTTGGTAAAACTATAGATAGTTATACGACTTTACCTCACGATGTAATGAACAGATTACTTAATACATTTGAAGTTTCTCGAGAAGAACGTTTATCATGTAATAAGATGTGTTCGAAATTAGAAGATTGTTCGCAACTCATGAGTAAAACACCAAATAGTGTAGCATCTGTTATTATTTACAGTGTTTTGAAAAAAAGGGTGACCAAAAATGAAATTTGTGAAAAATGTTCAATTTCTATTCCAACTATTAATAAAATTGAAAGTATTATAAAAAAACACTTAGAGGAATTAGACGTTTAATTTAATATAATGAGTACAGAAAATCCTATTCGATTATTTTTATCTACACCGTGTTATGGTGGGTTATGTTTAGAAAAATACATGATTGGTATAATTAAACTTCAGCTAGAACTTATACGTTCGGGTATACAAATGGTTTTGGATACGACTGAAAACGAAAGTTTAGTACATCGTGCTAGAAATGTTGCAGTTGGTAGGTTTATGCAAAAATCCGATTGTGATTATTTTATGTTTATTGACGCTGATGTCGATTTTGATCCAAAATCTGTTGTTCGTCTTGTTAAGTCTGGACATGAAGTTTCAGTGGCTATATATCCAAAAAAGGTTGTCATGTGGGAACAGGCCTATAACGCCGTTAAAAATAATGATAATCGTGATATGGCAATGCTTTCTTCTTCTTTAGTTGCAAATATTGGTGCAGAACATAGAGATGTAAAAAATGGGTTCATCGAAGTTTTAGATGGACCAACTGGGTTTATGGTTATTACTCGAAAAGCATTTGATAAATTACACGAAAAGTATAAGGATTTGGATTGTAAAAACGATCATCAAAATAGAGATTTCGATGATTATTGTGCGATATTTGATTGCATGATAGATCCAGATAATCGTAGATACTTATCAGAAGATTATGCTTTTTGTAGAAGATGGCAACAAATTGGCGGGAAGATATATGCAGATGTTCATACAACTTTAGGACACGTTGGTAATTTACCATTTATTGGGTGTTTAGAAGATAGGCTTAAGGCTTAGATTTGTATTAATATAAATGAAATTTGCAACTATTATAGTCACTCGAAGTAAATCGTGTTCTGTTAAAACGCTTCATACAATTCTTAGGTTTAATTTATTGTGTATGAAAAATCGTGGTACAGAAAATGAAGTTGTTTTTGTAAACGATGATCCGTATGAAAAGTGTGAAATTATTCAAAAATATATTAAAACTCACGACCGTATATTTTTTATTGATTTTGGTATAGCTGTAGATGATTTATCTCTATCAAAGTGTTTTGATAAATATGAAGGAATTGGGGGTGTAGTTTTTCCTGCCGTTGTTGAAGGAATTGATTGGGATATGTTTAAGTACAAGGTTAATAAAAATTCAAAGGAGCCAATAGAACAAATGGGTCTTAATTTTGATACAGAAGTAGGTAATAAAGTATCGGACGGTATGTACAATGTTTTAAAAACATCTTCGAAATGTTGGGTACTTATGTGTAAAAATGTATCAAAGCATATAAAAGATAAAAAGTATGGTGTGTGTAAAGTATATCCTAGAATGGACGTTATGTTTTCTAAATTTAAGGAGTCAGGTGTCAAAATTCATGCGTATACAAAAGCTAAGTTAACTATGACATATTCTCACGAATGTATAAGTAATATTTTAAACGCAGCAGGTGTTAAAAGTAATTAAAGATTAAAATAAAAATATAAAACAAAATGAACCGCGTGTTTGTAAAGAAGGATGATCCTCTTTACAAATACACGATTAACTTCATGGAAGAATCGTGGGGTACGAAAGGTAAAGGTATATTTCCAGGTTGTCAACCAATATCTATAGAACGAGAACATTTTGATATTTTGGAAAAGAACAATTACGTTGTTTGTGAAAAGACAGATGGTACACGATATATGATGATAGCCATACAATATGGAACACGAAAAGTATGTGTCTTTATAAACCGAGCTTTGGAAATGTTTGTGGAACCGTTAAATTTTAGAATGGCTGTATTTAAGGGTACTATACTTGAAGGTGAATTGTATAATAACGAATTCATGATATATGATTGTTTAATGACGTGTGGTGAAGTTGTTGGTAATCAAGGTTTTTTGGAACGTTTGGATCATTGTGAGAAAACGGTTAAAAAAGCGATGGTTTTAAGAACGGATTCTATTACACTGAAAGTAAAAACATTTCATTTACACAGAGATTTTAGAGAATTTATGGATAAGTACCTTCCTACGGTAAAACAGGAAGTTGATGGTCTTATTTTCACACCCATAAATGAACCTATTCGTATAGGTACACATAATACAATGTTTAAATGGAAACCAAGAAATAAAAATACTATAGACTTTCTTGTTAAAAAGGGTCCAACTGCAGAAACACCTGGATGTGTACCTGGTGAATACGTATGGAGATTATATATACAAGAGAAGGGAAAACATTTTTTTGAATCGTCTATACCCGTGGAAAAGATGAGTGATTATAAATGGTTGAAAAGTGGTGATATTGTTGAATGTATGTATGTGAATTGGGAAAATGGCCCGGTTTGGTGGAAACCTATTAAGAAAAGAAAAGATAAAACGTTTCCTAATAGTCGGAGAACGTTTTATAGAACACTCGTGAACATAAAAGAGGATATTCTCATGAAGGAGTTTTTAGACTGTATACCAGTATGAAGTGATTATCTTCACTAGGAAATTGTTTTAATTTACCTAACGTATCGTCGTCTTGTATTATCCAATCGTCACCTAGTTTTGTTGTAGACATGTAATGACCACCATATTGTACACCTTTATGAATTATAGTAGATCTTAACTCGTAAACATTATTTCCGATATTTAAATTTTCGTCTATTTTTACATAACTTTTTTTATCGAATGAAACTAAAAATATTTTTGGATAACTTGAAAATATATTTCGAGTAGTTGCAACGTTATGTTTTTTACCGTCATAATCAACGTAATCTTCTAAAGTGTTCCATTTTTGACTTTCTGATATCATTATATTTAAATCTTTTATGTTTTGTTTTACATTTAATATATGGATACAGAAAGGTATTTTTACTGTATTTTTACCAACTGGTGATATAGTTATTTGTGTAATTTCTCCGTATACAAGTTTTTTAATGTAAGGGTAACTTTTTTCGAGAATATCTATTATACAAAAAAGTGCATCTTGGGAATCGTGTGGGTATCCAATTTTAAATCTTGGAAAATTTGTAATAAATTCTTGTAGTATTGGTTTTATTGTAAAAGCTTTCGTTTCTCGGGTTTTAAAATATATGTGAACGAGTTGTTCGTATGCACTTGTAAATTTACATTCGCCGGTGTATTTATTATCCAATATATGAGATGATATTTCGTGAATATGTAGCATCATTTGTATAGCAGAATTAAAATAACACGTGTTTCCTATATTTATAAAACCGTGCATATAAAAAAAGGTAATAAAAAAGGCTTAAGAAGAAGACGCGATAATTAAAATGTAAATAAAAAATGAATGTTCATACTATTTGTGATTCTATAAAACCCTTGGTCGATAAGTACAAAGATGAAGAATACATTGAGATGGAATTGAGACTTGGTAAATTCAATGGTACATTTTTCGATACAAACGTGGGTAAACAAACGTACGATAAATATTTGGCTGGTTTATACAAGTATACTGGCTGGGAAAGTATATCTAACGTTACTTCTGAAGTTTATCACCGCGAAGAAGATAAAACACGATTGACCATAGAAGAAAAAACCGGTGATGAAACTCTTGTTAAAAAGGAACGTGTTCATGTAGAGGATTTTAAACAAGTTGAAAATGCTCCTTTTGATATAAGATTTGGTATATCAAGAGAAACACCTATTGAAGATAATGGAAATTCTACATTTGATAGTAAAAAAATAAAGAATAGAACATCTTTTGTTAGAAAGAATTTATCTATAGATATGACAGTGTCTACAGGTACGGTCGATGATATGGATGCAGAAGAATCTACCGTTTTTCAAGTAGAATTTGAAATTATCGATCCAAGAAAAGTAAAAGACATGGATACATTATTTAATATGGTTCACAAAGTAAAGGATTTTTTTAATATGTTGGATAATTATATATGTTAGCTTGGTTATTAATAGCGTGTATTGTCTTCATGTTCATATATACTGATATTGATATTACCGGTGATCGTGTTATTATTTCAGGATATAAAACGAAATATTTTTACGTTTCACAAGGTCAATCTAAAAAAATGTTTGAGAAAATGAAAAAAGATAAAATGACAGAAGAATCGTTGAAAGAATTTGTTATGATGGAGGATAGATTATTATCTCTAGAAGTAAAGTCTGTATGTTCTCAAGTTTCCAGAAAACTGGAAGCTTTTGCACTTTCGGGTCAGATAAAGAATCAATTTTTGGGTTATGATTTTTCATATCACGCGAAACATTTAAAACAGATATCTGAACCAGAAAAACTTATAAATCGAAGTATAAAATGTTCATAAAATAAAACATTAATCTTCTATGTTTATTAGAATTCATCTTACTAAAATTATCATATACATGCATCATTAGTCCGATATCATCGTACTCACGATGTTCTTCTAAATATTTTATAGGATCTTCACTAATATGGAAATTTTCCGTGTACGCGTATTCTAGTTCTAATTTACCTATAATATGTTTTCTTCTTTCCAATTGTATATAATCGATTAAAGTATAGTATATACCATCTATAACACTTGACAAAATATAATTGTTATTATTATGTTCTAACTCGTCTATTATAATATTGTTTGTATTTTGTCGTATGCGATTTAGTATTAAAACCCGTGGGTTTTCCATTATTTAATTATTTTCTTTTATTCTTTAACGTATTTTTATACTTTTTTTCGAAATTGGCGTATATTTCATTAAGTAATTTGTTATTTGTTTTTGATCGGGACGCCGATTTAGAGTTAGAATTCGAATTCGAGTTCGAGTTCGAGTTAAATTTTAAACGACGCGCGACGTTATTTTTTGGTTTTATGGGTGATTTTTTCTTTATAGGTGCTCTTTTGATAACTCTCGGTTTTCTAGGTACCTTTGGTTTTGGTGGTACTACTCGTTTTTTATTTAATGCGAGTGGTGGTTGTCCCCGAAGTTCTCTTCCTATTTTTATAAAATCTATTATCCTTTTACTATTAAGATTGGGTGTTTTTGGTAACGACATTGCAAAATTGACAATTCTGTTTACTTCGTTTTTACCAAATTTACCGTATATCTTATTAGCTTCTTTTTCTATTATAAGTTTCTTTAAATTCTGTTGTTTATTTAATTTCCAGTTTTTAACCATATTCTTTTTAATTTGGTCCGCGGTCATTTTTTTAATGATCCCATTACTGGTCACCGATTGTTTTTTATTTTCCATATTGTTTAACTTTTTCTTAACTTCTTTTACATCTTTATTAATGTTCATGACATTTCCATATTTGTTTATCCATTTTTTACCATAGAGTTTTATTAAATCATTTTTTATACTCGCCTCGTTAAGTTTTCGTTTTTTATTTATTGGTACTCTCTTATTTTTTCTTTCTTTATTTATTAATATTTGTTCCATTTCCTTAGCGAGTGTGTTTGGTGTATTTGGTGTATTCTTTTTATTTTGGAGTTTTTGGCACAAGATTTTAACGGTATCTGTGTCTTTTATAGATATACCTTTAGATATAGCTATTGCAACGAGTTGGTCTTTTTTCAATTCTCTACATAATTTATTATTAATTTTATAATTAGAGTTTCCTTTTTCGATTTTATCTAATGCTTTGCATATATCTTCTTTTTTGTTTTTGTTTTTTACGTCAACAACACCTAATTTTTTTGCAACTTCGAGTAAAACTGGTTTAGTAAGGCGTTCACATTTACGACCACCTATTTTCATTGTACCATCTTTATCGTAAGTAATCCGCGTATTTTTTTGTGATGTTGTAGTTTTCTTAGATGGTTTTCTTTTTGGTTTTTTAAAGCAACAGTCATATCCCTGTGGATTTTTTCTAGATTCAAATCCTTCTTTACAAGGTGGTCTTCTAGGTTTTGGACACGTCGATGCTTTTAATTTTTCTTTTCTAAGTAATAAGGGTTTTGCGTTTACATTTTTATTCACAAAACCCATAGTGTATCCTAACTCGTGTAATCTTTTTGTGAGTTCAACACCCGTTGAATACGCCTTTTCGAGTTTATCTGGATCATTTTCACCCTGTATCTGTACTATACCTGCACCCAATTGTCCCGATTTGGACGATAGGATATAACTGTGATCTTTATACGTAATATAAAGAAATGGAGAAGATTCTGGTAAATAATCAACAACTGTTTTTAGTGGATTTTCCTGTGCTATTCTAGTTAAATCAAAATTTGCATTTGTTGCGAATTGTCCACCGATATTATTGTAATTGATATCGTTATACAAAAACACTTCTTTTTTTGTGTATGTATCTATGATATACTTTCGTAAGGATTCAGGTTGTCTTTTTAAATTTTTAGACCCTAAAAACCCACCAGAAAAACGTATTTTACCATTTTTGTATACGTTAAAACTGAAATTTTTTCTTTCTATGCCATTCGTTATGTATCCAGAAAGTTGTGCGGAAGAGAACTTTTTATCTAAATTTCCTCTTATACCAAAATTACTTGTATGTATAGCACCCACTTGGAAACGACCATAAATACCTTTTATTTCGTTAAGATCTATGGTTAAACCAGGGGCTATTTGTGCATGTCCTTTTGGTTTTTGTTTTAATATGTATACTAAATCAACGTTACTTTCACTTTCGACTCCAAAATCTTTATTCACCAAAACGTTATATAAACCCGGTTTAAATTGACCTATTCGAAGTTCTCTAAAAGTAGAACGCGTTTGTGCAATTGGTTGCGCAGCACCTACTATTTGGGAAGTTGAGTTGGATCTATGAACCTGTATATTTGAATTTTTAAGGAATTGTCTTGGATCCATGCTTATTGTATGCTGAGATTTTCTTCTATATTTACCTGTGTTCTGGATCATCTTCCTCTTTTATATCTACACCAAATAAGAAGTCTTCGTGTATACGTTCCTTTGATTCATCCTTATACTGTGTTGGTTCAGATATACGTCTAACCTCTATATCTCTACTACTGAAAGGACCGATATAAAAGTCTGAATTAAATCTTGGGCGCCCAAGATTGTTTGCATTGCAGTATCTATTGAAACGTTCCTTGAAAATTTTCAATGGACATTTTACTGTATTATGGCTTCCTAATATGACTACGTCTGATTCTAAGTAGTGTTCGAGTGGGTTGGTTATAGTTGCAATTTGTTTTCTTATATCAACGAAGTATTTTGGGATAATGTTCCATATATCTTCGCCTCTGTATTTTTGTGCATATTCTAAATATCCACGTAAACATTTTTGTAAAATAGATGGTAATTCTTTTTCGAGTTTAATGTCTAACATGGGATCGGTATCCTTTTCCTTGATTTGTTTTTTAAAGTTCCAAGTCATCAAACGCCTGATGATACTTCCAGAATTATCTCTCCACGTAGGTACTTCGTTTCCTCCTAATATACCTGGTATACTCCATTTCAGACTTTTAGGTTTTTCGCCTTTAATTGCAATGGAAACATCTTCACCTGAAACGATTGATTGAAATTCGGCCTGTTCGAGTTGTAAATCTCCCTTGATTTCTGGTGCAATAAACATTAAACCATCATAGATTCCCATTAATCCGAATTTCTTTTCGATGTTATTTGACAATGTTCTAACGTCTTGACCTTCATAAAATTTACTAAATACATTAGTAATAAGTGTTGATTTACCAGATCTTGCGATACCTTTTAAAAATGGTATAATTTGCCACTTGTCTAAACCTTCTTCGTTTAGGTCGAAGCATAATCTCCCGCCCATAACATACATCCATTTACACACGTCTTCTTCGAATTCCTGTGCGTTAAGAACTTTATCGAAGTATGGTGTTGGTATATCCCACCAGTCTTCGAGGCTACTATAATCTACGTAATCTAAATTGAAATATTTGCAACTCACTTCTCGTGGATCGAGCTTAATAGCTTCGGGTGAATCGTACGGATAAAATGCGGGTATCCATTTACTTGTTATTCCGCACCAATGTTTTCCATTTAACAGACCGTTATTAAAAGACCAAAGATGTCTATTTTTTCTTATTTCTGGAAATTGTGAATCTACACAATTCTCAAGTAGTTTTATTAATTGACCTATCATAGTCGTACCTTGTGTAGTCATGCTGCACCATAATTCCCACCGCGATTCTTTTGGAAAAGCTTTCCACACGTGTTCCTGTATAGTTTCAATTTGTTTCCATGCACGTGTATCGTAACTACCTAAAGGTGTTTTGATTTGTGTGCACACGTAACCCTTATATTTCCTTATGTTGTTTTCAAATAGTTCTTTTAAAAATGTAATAAGAACTGTTTGAAACGGTGATCTTTCACTTAAATCTGGCATAGAAAACCTGAAAATACTTGGATCCGTGCTCACAGATAGATCTTCTGTAGTGGGTGGGTTATTTACTCTATCATATATACGTGCATATCTAAAACAGAATTGCCACGTGTCTTCAATCTGACTTAAAATCCTGTTTAATCGAGTTGAGTATGTCACGTCATTATCGTTATCTTCGAAACTGAGTATATTCAATGTTTGACATCTATTGTGTGCAGCACATAAATGTGCTACATGAGTTTTAAAATACGTGTTCATAACACCAATATTCCAGTTGGATTCTGATTGTTTAGCAATTTCTCTCGAGTTTTTATCAAAAAAGTGTAAATACGCAAGTTGGAGGGGTATTGGTATATTTTCTTGTGGTTCATGTTCTCCATGTACATTCCATAAATATTCCTGCTTGCGTATATAATCACCAATATCATCAATATTGAGATTATTGATAACTTGGTTATACTGTATTACTTTACTTTCCGTGATATTATAGTCTTCACTGATTATAAAAATATCGTTGGAATTAGTATTCATATCTTATAAATATTACCTGTTATTTTTCTAAGTCTGTTTTTTTATTTTTGAAGTTGAGCTAACATTTTGATCATGATCTTGTTTTGCATCTCGATTTGCCTTGATATATTTACCAGGGCAGAACATATTGTTTCACCTTCTTCTGTTGTGAGTACTGATGTTAATAGACCTCCTATATCGATAAGGGGTTCTTCGTAATCATCTTCTTCGTCTGACATGTTAATACTTCCTACATCATCCAAATCAATACCTTCGTTATCAAATAAAGAACTTGTATTTTCTACATCTTCGGATGAAATTTCAGATTCGATATATTCAGAATTGTTTTCTGGATTTTTTTCCAAAATAGGTTCTTCAATTTCAGGTGCTTTGGTTTCGGTGTGAGTAGACATTTATATATACCAGGAAAAATCAAACTGTGTTTTTTCGCATTCATCTTCTGAAAAAAAAATCTCAGTATATAGTACAACAAACAAACAAAATGGCCGGTGGTCTCATGCAACTCGTCGCCTATGGCGCCCAAGATGTCTACTTGACTGGTAACCCAAAAGTCACTTTCTTCCAGGCGGTCTACAAACGCCACACCAACTTCGCGATGGAAAACATCGAACAAACCGTCAACGGTACCCCAGGTAACTCTGGTCGCGTTTCGGTTACTGTCGCCAGAAACGGTGATTTGATCGCTGACATGTACATTGAAATGAAAGCGCCAGGATCTGCCAAGCTCGGCACACACGATGCGTGGATGGCGGAGCGTGCTATCAAGGACGTTGAATTGTCCATTGGTGGTCAAAGAATCGACAAGCACTACCAAAAGTGGTGGAGATTGTACGCTGAATTGTACTTGTCTGCCGAAGACAAGCTCAACTACGGTAAGATGACTTCCTCCACTACGACTGATGGTGCCCTTTACTTGCCACTCATCTTCTTCTTCAACCGCAACCCAGGATTGGCGTTGCCATTGATTGCCTTGCAATACCACGAAGTGAGATTGGACATTGACTTGGCCGCCGACTTTACGGACTTCGTTGATGCGTCCAAGACTTTCAAGGTCTGGGGCAACTACGTCTACCTTGACACCGAAGAGCGCAGACGATTCGCGCAAAAGGGTCACGAATACCTCATCGAGCAAGTGCAACACACTGGCTCCGATTCGATCACTGTTGGCTCCCAAAAGCAAATCAGATTGTCGTACAACCACCCAGTTAAGGAATTGGTCTGGTGTACTGATGTCGACAGCTCCAACTTGTGGAACTTCACTTATGGTGAACCATTGGCCTTGTCCTCTAACCTTGCCGGTCTCGCTGCGGTCTCCAACGTCGCTGTTGCGCCAAACGCGATCGGTGCGCCAATCGCTCTCGCTGATGAGAATACCAAATTCTCTGAAGACACTGCTGGCCCACTCGACACCTTCAAGTTGGTCCTCAACGGTCAAGACAGATTCAAGGAACAAGGCGGTAAGTACTTCAACGCTGTTCAACCATTCAACCACCACTCTGGTTCCCCAATGCCAGGTATCTACTCGTACTCTTTTGCCCTCAAGCCAGAAGAGCACCAACCAACGGGTACTTGCAACTTCTCCAGAATCGACAACGCGCAAGTTGCGATCAAGACGAAGGCGTCTTCCGAGAAGAACACTCTCCACATGTTCGCGGTCAACTACAACGTCCTCAGAATCCAATCCGGTATGGGCGGTCTCGCGTTCTCCAACTAAGCATATCTTAGTTTATTGATTTAGTAAAAAAAATAAAATTTAAAAAATAAGTAAAATTTAGATTTTAAAGTTTAGATCAAATTTTAAAGTTTAACTACCTTGAAATATTTTTGTATTTTTTCCAACACGTACCAATTTGGTTTTATTTTATTTGTTTCAATTTTGTTTATAGTATCTAAAGTTTCGTCTATTCTGTGTGCAAGTTCAACTTGTGTATGGTTTCTTCTTATACGTAGAAGTTGAATTCTTTGGCCTATTGTATTATCCATGATAATATGTTAGAGTTTAACACCTAAAATTCTTCGCAATTTTTGCATAATTTTGTGATCTGGAATAGCTTTACCTGATTCGTATGAAGAGATGATATCAGATGAAACGTTTATTAAGTTTGCAAGTTCTTTTTGTGTATATTTTTTTGCAACGCGTGCTCTTTGAATAGTCAATGCTGTTTCTTTATTAATTTTTTTATGCGTACCACCTAGCACAGCTTCGTCGAGTTTTTGGTCGGGTGTTTTACCCGAGTATTGATTTCGTTTAGGTAATTTGATTTCCTGTCCCATGAATTTGACATATTTTTCCTTTTCGTGTTCTTTTTTGATATTTTTTCCGTGTATAGTGATTTCGTCCCAGTCTTGATGAAACATATTTATAATATAGATACTTAAAATTTTAAGTTTATTTTAGGTTAATAATGGAAGGTGTATATATATTTTTAATAGTTTTTGGAACTATTTGTGCTACGTATGCAGTTTTTGAACCTGTTGTTAAATGTTATTATATGTGTTTTCCATATAAACGAGAACAAATAATAGAAGTATAAAGTTTAAAACATACGTATACTATAAATGATAGACGTC